TAAAGTTATGTGCGGAAGAGATGGGGTGGAAGAAGTCCACTACATACACGATGCTTCGTAGATTATGCGAACATGGATTGTTCCAGAATGTAAACAGCATCGTGACTTCGGTAATGAGTGAAGAGGACTATAATGCTAAGGTAGCAGAGGACCTTGTGAATGACAAGTTCGATGGTTCTATCCAGGAATTTGTTTCTCTTGTGAAGAAGTACCGGGGGATTTCTGCGAAGGAAAAGAAAGAACTTATAAGTATGTTGAAGTAAGACATGGTACATTTCGGATATAGGACATTTGCACTAATTTGAAAAAGATGGTTGACAAACCATTTTTTTCATAGTATAGTGTAAGCGAAAAGTGCGAACATTGCAACGGAGTGTACAGTTCGTATCTTTTCAAAGAGATAGGCCTAGCGATATCCGAGGTGCCTATCGATTTATTACTAATGACGTGCCTGACCGGGCATTGACGAAACCGTTGACTCCTCAAAGCGGAGCAACTTAGAAAGGAACAAGGGATATCAATGAATCTAGAAGAAATATTGAGGTCAAAGGATACCAATGAACGTACCTTTGGGCAATTTGTGAGAACCTGCAGAGAGGAAAAGGGACTTTCCGTGCGTGGTTTGGCAGCTCAGATAGGGTGTTCTGCGGCATATCTCAGCGACATCGAAAAGGGTAATCGTTATGCACCGAAAAAGTATTTGGATACGATTTTTACGGTATTGGGATTACCGGAAGAAGACAAACAGGATTTTTTGGATTTGGCAGGTGCATCCAGAGGCTTTTTGTACGAGGATATCAATTCCTTCTTTGGGCAGCAGCCTTTAGCAAGAGTTGCTTTGCGCAGCGCTATGAAGAATAATCCATCAGACGAGTATTGGCAATCCTTCATTGATGGAATGGAGAAGAAGGAGAATTGATAGTCGGTTGCTTTTTTTGTCTTCTGAAATAAATCTAACGTAGAAAGGAAGACAAGGAATGCATTTAGAAAATTACAGAAGGAAAAGTAATGGGATGTATGTTCTTAGCAAACCAGACTTTGATGATATTGCTACGATGGTTTTAAAAGAATATATGCCTTATGTTTTGTCTTCGCCACAACCGCTCGATATAGAGTTTCTTTTAAAGGAAAGACTCTGTTTGGATGTTTCGTACGCAAGGCTTTCGCAAGCAGGAGAAGTGTTGGGTCTTATTGCGTTTGCGGATACATATTTGCCTTACGGAACAAAGAATAATGAATATATGGAGGTTCTAGAGGGCCATGTGTTGATTGACGAAAGTTTGATAGATGAACGGAATTACGGTAGACGTCGGTTTACTTTGGCACATGAAGCGTCACATTGGATTTGTCATCGAACATACCATTCGCCGGATAAGCGATGTTTTGAGTTCCGGCGTAGTGCGATTGCATGCCGCACGGAGAATATTGAACAAAACCGTCGTAACCAGAAGGTGAGAACAGATGAGTATTGGGAAGAGTGGCAAGCGGATAATTTGGCGGCAGCACTGTTGATGCCAAAGGATATGTTTGTGGAAGTATGCTGGGATGCGTTCAGAAAGTACGGTGTTTATAAAGGATATCTTAGAAAAGGTGTGGACGACCCGCGTGTCGCTCACGAAATAATAGAAGAGATTGCGAATAAGTTTGCAGTGTCTTTCCGTGCGGCGCAGATTCATATGAAGCAGTTTGGCTTTATCAATGATAGAGCAGTTGTTTAAGAGCAAATGAAAAAAGGATGAATACATCCTTTTTTTACGGGAGGGTGTAAGCAAAAAAAGCGACACGTTGAACAAAGAAGAAGGAGGACAAAAATATGTGTGGGAAAGAGACAGAGGTATACCCGCTGGCTGAAGTCAGAGGGCATGAGGTAAATAACTGCTGCGGAAAACTGTTGTTTACTCTTGTGGAGAGTAGATGTGGAATTTCGATTCTGTTAAAGCGTAAGGGGGAAAGCGAAACATATTGTATTCCCTTATTCCTTTTGTTGGAACCCTTTGCGGTCGACTTGGAGGAATTGAAGCGATGCACCAGACTGATGGCATACACGGACCGCATCGGGATGTGTAGGAAGTAGATGGTGTGAGGATAACTAAATATGCGTAGAGTTGCTAGACGACCGGATTGAGATGAGTGGATAGTTTATCCATTCATTCGATATCGGGTCTTTTTTTACGCTTTCATAAAAATTTTCCCTTAACAGATGTAACCGGATTCGGAGAAAGGAGGATGACAGAATATGTGCTTTGGCTATATAGAAAATTTTATTTTTATTTGTTTCTCTCATCCTTATTTCGAGCCTGAATCGGAAAAGGAGGGTTACAGATGTATTATGATGTGAAAAAGAGCGGGGAAAGGATAAAAGATTTAAGGAAAGAAATGGGATGGACGCAGGAGGTTCTTGCGGACAAGGTGGGAGTTTCAAGAGAGTTTATGGGTAAAATCGAGAAGGGGCATCATGGGGCATCTGTCGATTTACTGGTGGCTCTGTGTGACTGTTTCAATACAACGTTGGATTATTTGGTATTGGGAAGAAAGCCGGTAACGGAGGATATTCAGAAAAAGGAAGAATTGCAGGATATTGTTAATCGGTTGCAGGCACTGATATGAGATTGATTTTTCGTAATGTGAACAAATAGTTCTCATTATGGAAGGAAATGTGAAGGAATGGTTCCTAAACAAAAATGATATTCGGGCTTATAATTTGTACATAGTCAATGACAGCGAAGCATTTGTTGTTAACGACTGAAAGACAACTGAATGAGACACGCATATCCCGTGATTCTCCATTTCGCCTTGCAGCTGTGCTGCGGGGTGGCAGAATCCCATTTCGTGCGACGACGAGCCTGATACCGGTTATTAAGTAACTGTATTCGCCTGTGAAGGTTCCGAGCAGAGGGTTGTGCCTACCGGAGTTGCACCCGGAGGTAATGAGATGGATGACGCACCTGAATTTCAGCGAAAAGCACTTTCAGAGATTGGCAGCTTACGCAAGTCCAGGATGGGCATGGATACTACGTAGTGAATGTGGCAAGTATAGGATATGTTACCCCGCTGGGGGATAGCCGAGAGGCTTTCTTTAATGGAATAAATTGTTATTACAGAGGCAATACTTTGGATAAAGCGAGGTGAGAGAAAATGGCCTTTGATGTGGAAGAGTTAGAACGTATGAGAGACGTGGATATCACGAAGGTGGACAGAAGTTCATTATGTGATTTAAGGAAGGTTCGTGTGAAAAGGGAACTTCCGGTTTCGGAGCGTGTGGCAGATTTTATTGCGCAGATCGGGAACCCGTACTGTTTTACGGTGGGTGATACGGTTGTGAAGCTCCGGTTCAAGAATGACGGGACCAGCTGTCAGGACGCATTTTACGGGATGGCAAATGCAATCCGGTAAGGGAATGTTTGGGAAAATATATTTTATAGTGGAATCTTTAAGAGAATTGTGGTATAGTATGTCGTAGGACAAATCATTTCGAAACTAAATATCAGTTTTCTAAGATTTCCGAGGCTAATAAAAGTAAGGAGATGTTGGAAATGAAGGATAGTTTAGGTAAAATCTATAAGGTAGGTGCTTATTATCGTTTGTCTGACGAGGATGCGGATGTATCCAGTCACGGAAAAGACGAGAGCGGAAGTATCGCCAATCAGAAAATTCTTATCAAAGATTTCCTCAAAGATAAAAAAGATTTAGTATTATGCGGTGAGTACACGGATGACGGCGTCTCCGGGTCTTCGTTTCAGAGACCGGGCTTTAATCGGTTGATGGAGGATATCGAAGCCGGCTTGATTGATTGTGTCATTGTGAAGGACTTATCGCGATTCGGAAGAGAGTACATTGATGCCGGAAATTTACTGGAACGGGTATTTCCGAGTCTTGGTGTGCGCTTTATTTCTATTAATGATAACGTAGACACGGAACACGGCATGGATTCGCTCACAGTGGCGTTTAAGAACATCATCAATGATGCGTACTGCCGTGACATCAGTATAAAGACGAGAACGAACCTTGCGGTGAAAAGAAAGCATGGTCAGTTCATCGGAGCACAGGCATCTTACGGGTACGAGAAGGACCCACAGAACCATAACCGCCTGATTGTTGACGAATACGCAGGAAGAGTGGTACAGAACATTTTCTTGTGGCGGATTCAAGGGATGAGCTGCTACGGAATAGCAAAGAAATTGGATGCAATGGGGGTACTGACTCCTTATGAATATAAGATGCACCGGGGCATCAAGTACTATACTCCGTTTAAACATATGGAAGACGGAGGATGGTCGCCGGTAACGGTGCGAAGAATTTTGGAAAATGAAAACTATACCGGTACACTGGTACAGGGGCGTTATACAACGCCGAATCACAAGGTAAAGACAAGAATTGTCCGTGAGGACAGCGAGTGTACCAAGGTTGAAAATACACATGAACCGCTCGTATCAAAGAGAGATTTCGAGTTGGTAAAGAAGCTTATGGCATTGGATGTGAGAACGGCACCGGGGGAAGAGATGTGTTATCCTCTGTCCGGTATTCTTACCTGTGCCGATTGCGGAGCAACCTTATCCCGCAGACCGAGAAAAGTGGATGGCAAGCTGTATGTTTATTATGACTGTCAGGAGTATTGTTCTTCTCACAGAAAGAAATGCTCCAGCCACCTAGTCCGTGAGAGTAAGGTGGAAGAACTGGTATTAAAGACGATTCAGACGCAGATTGCGCTCCTGTTAAATATGGAAGAGTGCATGGAACAGCTTGATTTGACAATGCTTATGGAGGTTGACAGAAAGCGTCTGGAGAAGGAAATTACCATGCAGGAGGCGGAGGTTGAGAAGTACCGGGAGATGGTTAAGAATCTGTATGAGGATTTGTATGCCGGGGTGATTACCAAGGACGAGTACGTATCCTTCAAAGAGGAATTTGAGCTTAAGAAAAAGGCTGCGGAAAAGAACCTGGCAGATGCGCAGGTGGAGCTTACGAACGTAGCGAACGGTTCCTCCAGGCACTACAAGTGGGTAGAGCATTTTCTGAAGTATCAGAATGTGACGGAGTTGAACCGGGAGATGGTTGTGGAACTGGTGGACGAAATTCTGGTGTACGACAAGAATCATATTGAGATTGTTCTTGCCTTTCAGGATGAGTATCAGCAGGCAATCGAGGCATTACGTGAGGTTTTGAATATGGATAAGGAGGTGGCTGTCTGTGGCTAGAAAAAGCAGAAAAGAGACTCTTTATCGTGCAAAGGAAGAGAAGCAACCGGTACGGCAGGCTCTCTACCGGGCAGCCCTCTACTGTCGTATTTCCGTGGAAACGCAGGAAAAGATTGATCGTGATACCATGGGAACACAGATGACATTGTTGAAAGAGTTTGCCGCAACAGTGCCGGACCTTGTAGTGTATGACGAGTATATTGATGACGATGTGTCAGGTACAAGCTTTGACCGCCCGGAGTTTGAGCGTATGATGCGGGATATTGACGCAGGAGCGGTAAATTGCGTCGTTGTAAAGGACTTGTCACGATTTGCAAGAAATCACATCGATGCAGGAACCTATCTGGAGAGAATATTTCCGGAGAAAGGTGTTCGGTTTATCGCTATTACGGATAACATTGATACTCTTAAGGATGACGGAGGAATTATTGTTCCGTTCAAAAACATTATTAACGAGCGGTATGCTAAAGAGTCTTCCATCAAACTGACGCAGAATTTCAAAACTATGCAACGTGCCGGGCTGTTTTGTAGTTCGAAGCCTCCTTATGGATATAGGCGTTCGGAAGAGGATAAACATAGGTTTGTGGTGGATGAAGAGGCTGCGGAGGTTGTACGGAAGATTTTCGAGTGGTTTACAACCGGTGTGACAAAACATGAGATTTGTAAGCGTCTGGAGGAGGCGGGGATATCCTGTCCGACGAAGTATTCTGTTGAAAAGGGATATATTCGTTCCTCTACGGATGCGACATGTAAGCTTCGGTGGAATCCGGAGCAGATATCAAAGATTGTGTCCATGCGCCAGTATTGTGGCGATATGGTGCAAAATAAAGAGGTTTCCACCTTTCTTCGAACCGGTAAGAAAGGAAGTTATGCGTTAAATGACGAAGTGGACTGGATTGTGGTGGAGGATGCGCATGAGGCAATCATATCGAGAGAATTGTTTGCCAAGGCGCAGAAGGTGGTGGAAGAGAATGTGCTGATCCGAAAGGTG